CATCGTTCATTATCTCTAATTGGTCAATGATTGCATCCATAGAATATTTAAATGCCTCTTCAATTATACGCTCTTCGTTATAATCAACTGTTGCATCTACCCATTTAACATTTAATCCAGGTAGAGTTAGTGATGATTGAGGTACTGCAATCATATCATCAAAGTTATCACCAACATACTGAGTATGTACTGCCATGATGATATCTTGAAATGGTGCTTTATCAAACTTATATGTTATTGTATTAGGTGTAAATTCATTCAAATTGCCATCACCTACGCCGATAAAGTCTGCTTGATAAACTCCTGCAACTCTAGGTAAATGCTTAAGGCAAAGTTTCAAGATATGTGCTAGATTATCCTTATATGAGTAATAATAATCAATACAATCATTTGTATAACATACCTTCTTAATTCCTTTATTAAATACTGATTTAGTGCCTACAAAGAACCTACCATTAAGTTTATCTGTACCAAACACGATTGCAGGTGCGCCATCATACTTAACAGACACAACATTATCTTCTCGATTGAAATCATCCATTACAGATCGCATGATTCCAATAACATTCTGTACTGCTAATTTGCCGTCAAATGTATAATCTTCAGGGTGTGTGATGTGTAAATTTTTCATAAGGATTGCATAATAAAAGTGAACAGAAAAAAGGTGCTGATCAGTTAGCACCAGAGGCAGGATGACGGTTCTCATCCTGATACTTAGGATTAAAGAGTTGATACATCTTATCACCGATTGAGTTCATCAATTCTGCTTCCTTGTCGCCATAGTCTTGATAGTCAGCAAGTGCAGAGTCGATCGCATCCCATTCAGCGTCAGTAAAAAACTCTTTGATCGCTTGAGTGTTTGAAGTGGTTTGCATAATTTTCATAATTCCTCTACTCTTCTAATATACACGAAAAAACCCCCAAATGGGGGTTTAGTGTGCCACTTTGTGAACTGGTCGAGTACATCACCTAACTTGAACGCTTTGGAAGTATACTTCCTTAGCAGGGTAGCGACATCTCACCAACTCTTCAATATGTCTTCGATCTGCAACATCGCTTTCTATTTCTATGAAATGAGAACGATTTTGCTCATCAATATATCGAATTTTGGCAATGTGTTTCATTTGTTATTACTCAACCTCTTGTACTTGACCGTCAACATAAGCATCAATTGCTTCTAATAGTTGATTACCACTCTCTGCATTTTCTAGTGCAAATAGTAGATCGTTGTCTTGTGATTGAAATGCCATGATAATAAGAATGAGGTGTACACTTGAGCAGTTTAGAGTCATACTCAGGACTGTAATTTGTTATCTTAAGTATAGATAACTACCACACCAATCTGCATTTGATATACAATTATTAAATGATGATTCATCTAACAAATTATACCTTACATGTTTTGCTGGTGATTTATAACTTGCTGGTTTAAATACGTTTCCATTGTTTCTATCAATGAAAGCATGTACTCCGCCATTAGTTTCATTAATCTTCCAGTATTTGCGTCCTAATTCTAACTTAAATTGCTTAGGATCATGTGAATTAGGATAACTTCTATTATAATTGTTTTCAAGTGCATTAATTAATGCAACAGACCTCTTCTCAACTAATTGAGAAGTTGTTAATCTTTCATCCTCAATGAGTTCAATTGTTGATACTGAACGGACCATTTAACCTCCTGAGTATAAAGAATTGGTGAGAGAAACAAAAACCATCTTTCGCATTAACCTTCCCCTAGTTAGGATGAGGTGATGGTTTTCGTTTCCCATATACCTAATATAACCGATATTAGGACTAATGGGGGAAATAGTGGACACTTTAACGAGTGGCACACGAAACTGCTGGTTCTCCTTTGTAGAAAGTAGTATCGATTACAGCACTAACTTTCTTAGCAGTAGAGATGCCCACCTTGTCATAGACTGGTACGCATACTAGACCGAAAACCTTTTCGGGTTTTCCCTTCCTAATTACACGTCCTATAGTCTGTGAAATATCAATATAGTTCATACTTCTAAGAAATAGTGCTGACTCAAGACCTATAACATTAATTCCTTCACTTAATATACTATGATGAATCACCACGAATTTAGTATGATCTTTACCCCATTTGTTTATAGTTTTAAAGAAAGTTTGTCTACTAACTTTATGTCCATTAATAACTGCTCCTGTTTTAGCAGTAATATACATCCAATTAAATCCTCTTCCATATAATTCTGTTACTAACTTACTCTGACTTATAATATTAGTTATCTGTGATGTTTTACGAGCACAAACTAATAATTTGTTAACACAATGCTTATCCAAATGTGATAATATTATGTCTGCATCTTCCTCATAATAATGTCTATCAGGCCTATTAATATCTCTCTTATCTAACTGCGTGACTTGTAATTTGGGTGGTAAAATATATCCATTCTCTACTAATTCAGGTGCAGGTACTTGACATATAACCTCACCAAATATGTTGGTATTGTTCATACCTAACTTATACTTATTTGTGGTGTGTTTAGGTGTAGCAGTAAAGAAATATACTCTAGGAGAGTATGCACCAAAGAACACAACTCCAGCACTAAATGATTTCCCACATGCATTATGTGCTTCATCAAAGTATACTGTATCAACCTTAATCTCTGACTGCATGATACGAATTAAGGAATGATATGTGGTGAAGATTATCTTATTAAACCTGTAATTCTCATCACACCAGTTACCTATTCTATTTGGATTTGTTGTAGTATCGTATGAAGTATTGCCAGAATGTACATGCAATACTTTATACTGGAGCATAGGATGTACGTTTAATGTTGATACAAAATCCTCACATAATTGCTGTGTTAATAGTATACGTGGTGCTACAATTACAATGGTCTTTCTATCACATTGCTTGTTAATTATGCCCCAGTTGCAACTATTGAACTGTGATTCTGCATCCTTAATCATACATAAAGTCTTACCACCGCCAGTGGGGACAAGGATTTGACCCTTATCTTGGCGTTTCATGGTTTCGATTATACGCTCCTGATGAGGACGTAAGTTCATTAAAATTTTCTAACTAAAAATACAATACCATAAAAAAAGACCCCTTGCGGGGTCTTGTGTGACAGTTATTTAAGTGTCCCTGCTAACTGGAGGACTTCTTTGACTCCTGCTTCTAATAATAAGAGTGGGAGTAAGAAGAGGGCAAATCCATCTCTAGGATAGTCTTTGAGAAGAGACTTAGTAATAGTCTTAGTCTCAACCTTTGCCACTTCAGGAACATTGATGTTTAATGTTTCTGCCTTTGGTGTTTCAGTCATTGCAACCTTACGAGATCTTGTCTTATTTACTCGCTTAGTTGTTGATGACTTAGCAGGAGTGGACTTAATTGCTGTTGTGCGAGTGCGTCTTGCTTTTGAAGTAGACTTTGCAACTGGCATTTAGTTAAATTCGTTTGGACTCCCTTATTATAGGAAAAATCCTTGACATAAAACGCCAAATGTAACAAATCTTATCCAAAAAGGACACTTATTTGACTGTCACCCTATTTGTTTATACTTTCACCTCCAATAATTTAGTTAATTCTCTTATCTTTAACTCATTATTCTTTGCACCAGTTCCACCACATGCCCAACGGAATGTATCACCCACCTCATTAACTACATCCTTATTAGTATAAAGTTCATAGTTAAGTTTAAAGAACTCTTTAACTAAATCAGGGGTAATTTCATCCTCATAGTTTGTTATTAACCAGAATACATTTGCTACACTACTAGTAAATAACTGTGCTTCGAGGATATCATTATTGTTAATAACTTCTTGAATAATAGAGAAGTTATCCTCTACCTCTTTTACATTTTCTTCAGATAGATAAGTATAATAAGTCTTATCTTTAAGAGGTTGACCAATTCCAAAAATATCTCCTTCTGGTATTATATTTGAAAAAATAAGAGTATCTAAAATAAACTCATCACCTTTTAATCGTTTAGAAGGGTTAGAAAATAGACGTGAAAGTAATGGGGCAAATTCACTACGAAGAGAGCGAATGTATTCTGCCCAAGGTGTATAGAATGAGTTCCTTAATTCTTGACGATTAAGATAAACACCAGCATTAACATTACGGAAAATTTCACCCAAACCTACCATATCTGTCTGGACATAAGTGTTAACAACAACTTGTCTTTCTTCAAGTTCGTGTTTAACTTCGGAAGTAAGTTTGCTGAATAAGTTATTATGAGGGCCTATAACTAACTGTACTAATTTACCATTTAAGATTAAATTGTACTTGCCTTTTGGTATAGTATACGCATCATTAAATAATGCTTCTAAAAATAAGAAACGATTATTACCGTCTAATGTAAGATAATTAGCATCCCATTTACTGAAATACTTTAATGACTCTTGATAATACTTAGTTTGAAAAATATTATTACCATCATACTCATTAAGAAGAACTTGTATTCTTTGTGATGCCTTTATTAGGTCTGCAAATGTAAAAGCACCTTCACATCTA